GGCGTACAGCCTGGGCCAGCTCGTTGCCGGCGGCGCGTTGCCAGCCGAGCGCGTCGAGTCCGAGCTTGCCGCGTCGGCTGCTATAGCAGGTCTGCCCGAAGCCGAGGCGGCCAAGACGATCCAGTCCGGGCTCAAGGCGGGGGCTAAGAAGCCGAGGAAGGCACCGGAACGGACCAGTCCAGCGCCCAAGAAGACCGCCGCCACACGCCACACGCCCGCCAACGTCCTCGTCCCCGGCTCCCACATCATGCCCGATGGCGAGTATGTCGAGCAGGGGAACAACACGTTCTGCTCGATGGTCCTCGCCGCCATTGACCCTGCGGCTCTCTACCGTCGCGCAGGCGCTATCGGCGAGCTGTCCGATGGGTCGTTCGTCCAAGTCAGCCCGGATCGCTTACGCTCGATTGTGGACGCCTCCGTGCGCCTGATCGCAGCCAAGCCGCCTCGGGTCGAGGGCGACGAGCCAACGATCGTTTACCGTACCTGTACACGGGACTACGCGGCGATGCTGCTGGAGTACGCGGCGACAGGCGGCAGCATCCGTGAGTTGCGGTACGTTGCGACCTATCCGGTCTGCGTCGGGGACGATTTCATGCCTGCCAAGTTGGGCTGGAATGCCGATTCGGGCGTGTTCTCGACCTGCCCCGTGCCCGAACCGTTGCCGCTCGCCGAGGCACGCGCGGTGCTTGAGGATCTGGTCTGCGATTTCCCATTCGCGGCACCCGCCGACCGTGCCAACTACTTCGGTCTGCTCCTCACCGTGATCCTGCGCCCGTGCATCTTGGAACCGGTCCCGATGCACCTGATCGGCTCGCCCATCGAACGCTCCGGCAAGACCAAGCTCGCCGAGATCGTCCTCGGCTGCGGCGTGATCGGCCAGCCCACCCCAGCGATGCAACTCGGCGTCCGTGAGGAAGAGCGCGAGAAGCGGATCACGGCGTCCCTGCTTTGCGGCGATGCGGTCCTGCACCTGGACAACCTGACCGAGTTCGTGGACTCGCCAGCCCTCGCCTCGCTGCTCACCAGCTCCGTCTACCGTGGCCGTGAGCTTGGCAAGTCTCGGATGCTCCCGCTTCCCAACGGTGCCGTGATCGTTGGCACCGGCAACAACGTCCACGCTACAGGCGAAATATCGAAGCGCGTCGTTCCGATCTCGCTCCAGCCCGACACCGAGACGCCCGAGGACCGGCAGGACTACCGCCACCCATTGCTGCGCGCCTACGTCGAAGCCTCGCGCCCCCGTGTCCTGGGCGCCCTGCTCGGACTCGTCCAAGCATGGCGCGAGTCGGGCCGTCCGCTTGGATCGGTTGGTTTCGGCGGCTTCGAGCGTTGGGCCTCGATCACGGGCGGCATCATGGGCGTGGCCGGTTACCCCGAGTGGCTTACCAACCTGCGCGCGTGGCGTGGCACGACTGACGACTTCTCCAGCGAGCTGCGCCAGTTCGTCGCCCTTTGGTACGACACCAACGCCGAGTGGTGGGTTTCTGCTCAAGACCTGTTCGAGCTTGCCGACAAGCACGACTTCTTCGCCCGCAAGACCGCGCAGTCTACCGACCGTGGCCGTCGTACCGCGTTCGGTCGCAACGTCCTCAATGCAGCAGCGAACCGCGTGATTGGCTCTGTACGCATCGAGGTCGAAGGCAACGGGTCACGCCGTCGCGCTCGCCTTATGCCAGCCCAGCCTTCTTGAGCACGGCGAGCTTGCGCGCCCGCAGGTCGGCTCGCTTCTGGCGTTGCTTGGCTAGCCACGCCTGACCCTTGGGACCAGAGCGCCACTTACGCATCTTCTCAGCCTGGGCCGCACGCCACTCGGGCGTGTCGGTACGGGCGGCGTAGGTCGGGCCTGCGCGGTAGCGGGTCTGGCGGGCGGTGTCGGTGTTCATGTTATGTATTGCTATCCACCCTGGCGGGTAGGTGCCATCCAGTCAGGTAGGTGCCGCGCGCTCCGCAATTTCGGTCCCCGACCTAGCAGACGGGTAGCGCCTGATCTTGTCGCAAAGCGGACGGTGATCGGCGCAGCGCGCGGCATGTTCTATCTAGGGCATCGTTGCCGTCGTCATCAAGGACTCCGTGACGCCATGGGTTCCCACGCTCACGCCCACGATACCGTGGAGCAAGTGAGGTACAAGCGCGTGCGGGGTCTGGATCGCCCAGCCCCCAGCGCACGGGGTCGCCCCCGTGACCGGCAGCTCGTAGTCCAAGCCGTTTCGATCACGGAAGCGGACATAAGCGGGCGGTGGCGTGCCCGTGGGGCAACGGATCACCGCTCCGCTCTGACAAAGCTCGCGCACGGGTGGCCACGGGATACCCGGCAACGTCGGGAACGTCGCGGGCGAGAGCGCCTGGATCGAATAGCTCGGCGTCTGCCTCGCGCCCGCCCAAGCCAAAGGGCCGCACGCTAGGACGGCGATCAGGACCGCGCGCTTGAGGTCGGATGGGTAACGCTTGCTGGGTTGAGATCGAGGCATGAGCGGCTTCCCGCGCCCGTCCTGCGCCGTTGGGCACTCGGCCCGCGTGTAGCCCAGCACGGCAGCGAGATACTCCGTGAGGACACCGTAGGCCATGGCGTCGAAGTAGATGTCCCACGCCACGCGCTTGCGGTCATCCACGTTGGGCAAGCTCTCGGACTCGCGAAAGCGGGCGGCTAGGTCGGTGGCGAGGGTCACGTTGTACCTCCCGTCACCAGCGCTCGGAACTCGCGCTCGCAGCCGGCGGCGATGGCGGCGTCTTCGATGGCTTGGATCCGTGCCCACGCGGCATCGGACGGCGGCCAGTCGTGCGCTTCCTCATGCAATCGAGCCAGCTTTCGCGCAATCTCCGCATTCCGATCCACGCGCTCCGGCTCCGGCCCGCTCGCGTCATACTCCGGCAAGCGCCTGGAATCCACCGTCCAAGCTAGGCCGTCGCGGTCGATGTAAATCTTCCCGTAGTCCGGCGTGCGGATCTCGGTGCAAGGCATGGTGGGTCTCATTCGGCCACCTCCGAATCCTCTCTGGCGTCCTCGGCATTCTGAAACCGAGTGCAGGTAGGACAATCGCCCTCTGCCGTCGGCGTCGTGTGCCCACAAGGGCGAAGCCAAGGGCCGCCGCTGGGCTCGTCTTCGGAGTCTTCGATTGGCGCACAATCGCGCCCTGTCGAATCTAAAACGTCCCTGATAGCATTGATTGCATCGTCCCAACTCCAGTCGTCGTGCGCGTCGAAGGACTGCACGACCGCTTCGATGTCATCGAGCGCAACCTGCGACTCGCGGCAGCATTCGTTTCGGTTACCCACGGCCCACCTCCCTCTCAAACTCTTCGCCGATCCCCATGCGGGCGCGGTACTGCTGGGGTGTCTCGCCGATCCGCTCCCGGCGCTCGGCTAGTTCATGCAGGCTCACGGCCAGCCCGCGCGCCATCCTGTGATGCGGCGAGCACGCCGCGCAGGAATCGTAGGGCTTTCGCTCCGTCCACGACCAGCCAGGATAGGGCTTGCCAGTGTTCGGGCACTCGGCATTGACCCCGATTAGATGGTCGTGCGCCACCCGCTCGCTCGCGCCGCTCATTGCGACACCTCGCGGGATTCGAGCGCGGCCTGCGCGATGCGGGCTTCGATCTCCAACGCGATCAGCGCCGTTACGCGCTCCTGTTGCTCTTCCGTGATCGACGCGAACGCAGCGCGCGCCATGGCTTGCGGGCATTGAAAGTCAAGCGGTGCGAGCAAGAGCGCAAGCTGCGCCGGGCGATTCCCGCGACTCTTGAGCGATTCTTGAGCGCGGAGATACGCGCCGAATCCGTAGCATCCCTCGATCAGCCAGCCCACGCGCTCCGCAATCATGTCGGGCGCTTCGACTAGCGCCTTGCGCCATTCGGCCTGAGCTTCCTTGCGATCAGCCAGCGGCGCATTGACGCACGCGGCTAGTTGCGCCGCGAGGCTTCTAAGCTCGCGCGTTTCGTACTCTCGTTGCGTTTCCATGGTATCTCGCGCGGATTCCTCCGCGCACGGTTGCTAGGGTTCTCGCTGACGGCCTCGTCAGAGCGTGGCTGACACGCTGACGCTCCGCTTAGGGCAGCGTTTCGGCCTGGACTAGTTCCTGTCGCGCTCGATTCGTCGATCCACGAAGTCTACCGCCATGTCGATTCGCGCTTCGTGAACGTCGAACCAGTCTCCCTCGTAGTCGTCGTCGTTCGATGGGCAGCGCCCACAATCGCCGCATGTCATTCCCTCCGGCGTCGGCGTCCATTTCGTCGAGCCGCATTGATCGCACTCGCCAATAGACTTCGCGTCCGCGTCCAGCGATACCGGCGGATGCCCGTTCGCAATCGCGCGCCGAAGGGCAGACTTGAGCACGTCGCGCTCCCGTTCGCCACATAGTACGAATGCGCGCGAGACTTGACGGATGCACGCTGCAAGCTTGGCCGGATTGACAGTCGAATCGCGTTCCATTGTTCGTTTCTCTGCTAGTAGGTTTCGCGCTTCTGGCGCTCGTCAGCGTGGCGATTCGAGCCACGGACCCGGCCCGGACATTGCCGGGCGGGAGGGTTAGCGTCGTCTGCGCTCAGGCATGGGTTGGACGCTCCCCGAACCGGCTCCGGGTGCGCCGTAATGCGCCCCAAGGCGGATTTGGTGCAATCCGTCCTCGCCGATTGAGTACTCGCACGGGACGCCGGAATGGCGCGCGTAGTAACTCAGCGCAATAGTGCAGTCCATCTGCGTACCCTCGCACAGATCGAATCCAGTATCGGAATCGTCCGGGCAGAACCGGGCACGGTGCGTAGGCTTGCGCGCTTTCATCGGCACCCCCTCTCCGAGTCTTCGGCGTGCGGGGTGGTGAGGGTGTAGGCTGAGCGGAGCATAGTTTCGCATCGCGGGCACCGATTAGGCGCAGCGTTGAACGCCGCGCGCGAACCGGTCGAGACCCCCGACTTGGATCCGCACCAACGGCGGACTGTGGGAACTGGGTGCCCGTATCGTCTGCCAACGGGGACGAATTGCCTCATTCGGTCCATGTGAATTTGGCGCGCCATGTTACTTGCCCTCCACGGCGGATTCTTCAATCTCACATGCCAGCATCGACAATTTGTCGGAGTTTTCCTCGGCCCATGCGCCGATTGCCTCAGAGAACAAGTCAGAGTTTTCTCCCTTGCATCCCGTCCGCGCACCATAGGCGCGAGACTCTGCGCACGCCCCAAGGAACGAGAGCAGCGCGGAGAAGTGTTTCCGGTAGTCGAATCGACCGCAAGCGGGAGGGCGCACATCATCCACGACGTGTTCCGATCCATCCGGCAAGTCGAGATAGAACACGGTGCCATCAAGCGAGATCCACGCCTCGGCGACATTGACGGCGGGGAGCAAGCGGGCGGAGATTGCGAACGGAGCGGAGAGTTTCATCGCATCGGGTGCCGCCATGATCCGGGCGGCGCGGGCTAGGTTGAGAGGTCAGCCGGGGGCAACCCCGACACCAGAAGTATCGGCTCACGCGCGCATGGTATCAACACAATTTTAGGATTATTTCACGCCTTTCCGCAACCCCATGCCGCGCCTAGAGTTACGTCACACCCTCACCCGGAGCGTCCCATGCGGGGTAGCTCGTCTACCTCGGTCTACCTCGGTCTACCTGTTCAGCGAGGTAGACACGCCATAACTCCTTTCTCCTCATACGCTTACGCTATTCTTGTCTACTATGTATACCTCTGTGGTAGTAATGTAGCGAGAGAGAGTGTGACGTTACGCTATGAGAACGTATATGGGCGCGCCCCCCAGAGGTAGACAAGGTAGACATAGTAGACAAGGAAACGAGGCATCCGGATGCGTTGATACGTCGACTGTAGGGTTGCAAGGGGAGCGCGGAAGGGGTAGCGTTCTGGCATGGATGGATCGCCCGAGGCACGGCCCGAGCTGATAACGCCAGCGCATGGAAGGGGTAAGATTGCCGTGCCATGGACGCGCGAAGAGGCTATCGAGGCAGCGCGGAAGGGTGGACTGGCGCGGAAGGGGCAGAAATGGGATTGGGAAAGTAAGGCTAGGTCCGCCATCTCGCGCAGGCTTCCGTCAGGGGAGCGCACGGGGGATGCCGTGTTACAGACGCTCGTGAGGATGGCGCTTGAGGGTGACGCGCGCTCGATTGAACTCCTCGCCAAGATCAGCGGCTGGCGACCGGAAACTATCCGGCGACATGAGCACGCTCTCGCCCGGGACCTACGCATTCTCCCGGACGGTGACGCGCGCGGCTCGACGCCAGCGCTTTCGGCTCCCGATTCGAGCGTTTCGAGCCCTTCGCCGGCCGATTCGACCGATCCAGTCTCAACTAGTAAGATCACGGACGCGCCGCAATCGCCGCAAGTCTAGTGACGACAAGGTGATACGCCAATATGGTCAATGCATCATATGGTATATTATCAGACGTTGAACCCTAACGTAAGCGTGGCGGACCCCGCCCCTGGTACTTTCCAGCTCCACCATGGGGCGACCACCCTCGGGCGACGGGACCCGCGCTGTACATGCCCTATCCCCGCTCCGTCGTCGTTGCCCCACCCCTACCAGTTCCGCTTTTTACCCCACCCCTGGTAGTTCTGGATTTTTACCCACCGAGCCCGCTTGCCCCTCGCTCGTGACGATGGCATGTTACGCCGTATGTGGACTCCGAGCCGAGAGTGCGCTGAGTTGTTGCAGGCGTGGCGAGATGCGTGCGATGCGCACTTTTCGGTGCCGAGTCTTGATGCTGCGCAGCGAGTCGATGATGCGCGAGTGGCGTGGGAGGCTCAGCGTGCCGTGGAGAACCCGGATGGGCTGGCGTTCGTTGGCCCTGATGAGGTGTTGATTCGATGAGGCCTCCCCGTCGCACTCGTTCATGAGGCCTCCCCGTCGCGTCCCCGTCGATCGCGCTGATGGCTCGTCGTGGCGCTCGGTGACGATGGTTGTGGAGTGGCCGCGTTTCGAGGGAGTGTTGCGCGCGGCGATGGCGAGGTATGGGGTGCGGTCGTACTCGAAGGCGTTGCGGGCGGCGCTGATGGAGGTGACGGGGAACGAGCCGGTGGGTGGTCCATCGGTCGGTCCGCGTCCTAATCAAGGAGATGGCGATGGTTGCAGTCCAGGGTGAGGTGTTGGTTCCTAGGAACGAGATGGTGCTGGTGCGGATGGACCGTGAGGAGACGGTGACGAAGGGGGGGATTTTGCTGGTGAAGGGGACGAGGCTGAGTACGGGGACCGTGGTTGCGGTTGGTCCGGGCGCGGCGACGGATGCGGTTCCGGGGTATCGGATGCCGATGGACTTGAAGGTGGGGGAGCGGGTGTACGTGGCGGGGAACCAGTTTGCGTGCGAGGTTGAGGATGCACAGGATCGGTACATCTTGATCCAGGAGAAGTCGATCCTTGCGAGTGTGAGGGATGACGAGGCCGCACCGTGAGGTGCGTCGCGTCACCGCCATACTCCGAGTCGATCGTGTGTGACTTGGAGGCTGGCCACACCGGCCTCCATGCGGCCTCGCTGGATGATGCGCCGTTGCCGTACTGCAAGCGGTCGGCACACTGGCACGACGTAGGCGATGACTACGTTCCGAAGTACATCAAGCAGGATGGCGAGTGGCTGCGCGTGCGGAGCACGGTGGAGCGGATCAAATGAAGGTTGAAAGTCTATGAAAATCGACACCCTCCTGTTCGGCACTGTCGAGGCCCACTACTACCGCAACTCGGACGGCTCTGAGGGGCTGTACGTGGGTGATACGTTCCGCGACGGGCTGTGGCGAGCGGCTGCGGGCGGGATGCCTGGGGTGTTGCTGGCGGAGGATCTGGTGAACCCTGGTGCGTGGGGGAAGCTGTTGAAGCAGACGATGATGGCGGATCTGGCGGGGTATGGGGTGCCGCAACGCCCAGCGCCGCAAGTGACGCGCGCCAAGGCGTCGCAGCGGACCATACCTCAAGGTCAAGACACAGGAGCGCCGCGTGACTCAGGATCCACAGGACAGACAGGAACCACCCAATGAACTTCGAACGCGCCGCATCCGAGCTGATGGAAACCGTCAGCGGTAAGGAGGTGTTCCGCGCCGGTCAGCCGGTGAAGCTGGACGGGCTTGAGGGGCTGGTGGCGAAGTACGTCCCGGCTGGGACTGAGGACCGTAGCGCAGCGGAGCGTGCGTTGGGTAGGATCGAGGGCGTGGCGGCGATGTTGACGGGACTCAAGGACAGGTCATCTGGAGGGTGAGGTCATGGTCTGGCTACGGTTGCGCTGCGACGAGTGCGGGCAGATCGTGGAACGGATGGTCGAGAAGAAGCCCGCGCGTCGGGACATGCCTGTTCCTGGTCAGACCTGTACCAAGTGCGGCCGGTCGGCCATGTTCGTGATGGCGGCCAAGCGCAAGGCGAGGGCGAACTGGCTCAAGCGGGCGCTGGTCGAGGCGGGGTTGGACAGCTACTAGGCCTCCACTAGGTCTGGTATTGCCGTTGCGCCAAGCTACCATCCGTGGTAGGCATAAGGCGCATGACGAGTCGAGCGGCAGCTTCGGGCTTCTACGTTACGGCAGCGTCGGGTGGTGGTTCGGCGGCGGGCGCATCGAACCCCAAGCGGCCCGAGGTCGTGACGGGCGCGGTCACGGTCGGAGCGGGTCCGGCGACGGCGTATGCGACGTTCCAAGCCACGGTCACGACGAACGGGTATCCGACCGGGGTGTTTTGGACGTACCGGTTGACCGGGACCGCTCAGGCTTCGGTGACTGGCACGGTGATCGTGTCGGCGAGTACTCCGGTGTCGTCGGTGACGTTCGACGTGGTGGGCTTGCAGCTCAACAAGGCGTACGAGGTCACAGCGTCGGTGTTCCACACGGACGGGCCGTTCACGTCGCAGGTGGTGAGCGGCGACTTGGTGCTGTTCACTACGCCGGTTGCGTCGAGCACACCTCCCGTCGCGGTGACGAGACCTGCGGACAACATCGGCTCGACGAGCGCGACGCTGCATGGCGCGGTGAACCCGCAGGGGACGAGCACGAGCGCGGTGTTCACTTACTTCGGGCCGGATGGCGTCGAGCACACGACGGCTGCGGTTGACTGCGGGAGCGGCTCGGCGCAGGTGCAGGTTGCCGTTGTAGTGACCGACCTCGTTGCGTCGAGCGGGTACTTCACGCGGATCGTTGCGACGAACACGGCGGGGCAGACGACGAACGGGAATCTGCTTGGCTTCGTCACGCTCGCGGACACGTCAGCGCCGACGGTTGGCGTGCTGACGGTATCGAACATCACGGCGACGACAGCGACGGCGACGGTCGCGTACGACACGGGCGACCTTGACTGCACCGTGGTCGTGCAGGTTGGGTTGGACACGAACTACGGGTTGCCGGGCAATCCGTTCCAGGTCAACGTGCTCGCAGGCAGTACGTCGTTCGTCATTCCGATCGTCGGTCTGAGTGCGAGTCAGACGTACCACACGCGCGCGGTCGTGGTGAACGCGATCGGTAACTCGACTGGTGCGGACCAGACGTTTGCGACGATCGGCGCGGGATCGTTTCCGACGGGCAACACGGCGTTGCCGGATAAGATCAACTCGTTCAATGCGACGCTGCACGCGCTGGTAAATCCAGGCGGTGCGTTGACCACTGTATCGTTCGAGTGGTGGCGCGAGGACTTGCCGAGTGTCGTGCACACGGTCGCGTCGCTGACGACGAGCAGCGGCACGTCGCAAGTGGACTTCCCTGGGTTCGCAGGCAATCTCCAGCCGTTCGTCCTCTACAACTACCGGATGACGGCGACCAACGCCAACGGTTCGGTCGTTGGTCAGGTTATCCAGTTCAAGTCGCAGGGTGGATCGACCGAGGTTGTCGTTGGTGTGACGACGACGACGCCTGCGACGAATATCACGAACACGTCTGCGACGGTGAGTGGAACGATCGCGGATTCGGTGATCCCGACCGTGCACTACTTCGAATATTGGGTCACTGGTCAGGACAAGAAGTTCACGACGGCGAGGTTTCAAGACTACGGGCTGACGGGTCTTGCTGGTACGCGCACGGAGTCGGAGTCCATCAGTGGGCTCTCGGCGAATACGACGTACAACTTCCGCTTGTGCGCGGTGAACTCTGGGTCGCCGGATGTGATCTACGGTACGACGCGCACGGTGCTGACGAACGCCGCTCCGGGCACACCGGCTGCGATCGGAGTGCTGACGCTCGCTACGTCGCCGCTTGCAACGTCGCTGCGCTGCGATGGGACGGTGAACCCGAACGGCGAAGCAACGGACTGTCGGTTCCAAGCGTCATCGACGCCTGCATTCACGGCAATCGCTGGACAGACTGCGATCGAGACGACCGGAGCCGGTACGAGCGTGGTCGCTCTGACGCAGGCGACGATCACCGGCTTGACGGCGGCGACGCAGTACTGGCTGCGCGTCAAGATGGTCCACAACGTCGGGCCGATCACGTCGTACTCGGCGACCTACGGCCCGATCACGACGGCGAGTGTGGTTGCGCCTACGATCGGCAACGCCGTGCTTGCAAACCCGACGCCGACCACGATCCAAGCGACTGCATCGGTCACGATTCCAGCGCCTACGGGCGGCGGAGACGTGTACGTCTGGTTCGAGTACGGGACCACGATGCAGGCGAGCGGGTCTGGATACGACGTGGTGATGGCCGAGCAGAACGTCGGTCAGGTCGCCGGGACGTATCCGGTCACGGTGCAGCTCGGTGGACCGGGATATCCTCCGCTTGTTCCTAGCACGACGTACTACTGTCGCGCAAAAGTCCGCAACGCTATCGGTCAGTCGAACATCGCCGCCGCCGAAGGAAGCAACTCGACAACGGGTGGCTCGTCGAGCCCCAATCCGATTCTGACATGCAAGAGCGTCAAGAACCTGACTCCTCACCACTTCGACATGGAAGGTGCAGTCCAGACGAACGGCTCGGACACCGACATCACGTTCGAGTACTGCCCAGCGTCGGACACGCTCGGAGGCGGTACGACAGTCTCGCGCACGGTGCAGACGATCACCGACACGACGAAGCAATGGAGCATCGGGGACCACTCGGACTTCATTCCTGCGCCTACGGTTCCCGTGAGCGCGACGATCTACTCACAGTGGAAGTGGCGGATCAAGGCGGTCAACGCGACGGCGGTTCCGATCTTCGCGTATCCGGCTGTGGCGCAGGTGGATTTGCCGGTGCCGGTGCCGAATGCAAACTTCCCTGTCGCCATTGTTCAGAATCAGACATCTCAGAACTTGACGTTCATGGATGCCGAGTCCGCGCGTTTGCGGTTCTATTGCAAGCACAACGGTCAGCGCATGTGGATGCGAATGGAATGGGACACGAACTCGACTGTTCCGATCGCAACGTGTAATAAGTCGCGTTGGGTTTCGTTCTGGGGGCCGCCTGCTGGGCAACTTGCTGGTGGAGCCGGAGCGCAGGGCGAGATGCGATATGCGGACTATCTGACCGGGCTGACGGAAGGAACTCAGTACTACTTCCGTCTTCGATGTTGGAGCAAGGAAGGCGAACACACCAGTTCGATCGCGTTCATCGTCACTCCGCTGTCTGGACCGGCGGCCACTGATAGCTACTGTGCGAACTGGGCCGCAAGTGTTGGCACATCCGGCAACACGTTGAGGACTGCGCGCAACATGATGGGGCCTGTTCCGGCGAATCTTAGGACCGGCGCATCGACTAGAACGACGACGCAGGAGGTTGTCTGGGTTGATGCGTCTCCAACGGTTGATTACACATCAGCCGAAGATGCGTACACGATTCTCGTGACCCCGACGCAGATCAGCAGCCCGACCGGACTGTTCACGACGCGGGTGCAGACCGATTCGTCTTCAACTCCGAATCTTGCCTATGCTCTCAGGCAGGCAAGGGTTGGAGACAAGATCAGGATGGACGGATCACACCGCACGATCGCCGGTAGGTTCGCGCTTCAAAATCTGACCAATCCGCTTCTAAGTGGAATGCAAGGGACGATCTCTGCTGGGCAGACGGTCGGCGATCTTGCTGGAACATGGACCGGGATGGTCACGAAGATCGTCTACACGCTCGACAACCCGAGTACGGGAGCCGACGAGCGCAAGTCAACTTTCCAGATCCGCATTCTTACAGGTACGCCGCCTACGAGCGATGCGACGATCACGCCTGGAGGCGACCCGACATCGTTGGCCGGTGTTCCGCTCGGAAACATCTACAGGGTTGGAGCGACGACGAACTACATCCAAGGCATCAAGCTCTACTACTCTGGTACTTACTTGTACCAAGGTGTCGAAGTCGGAGGTGATGCTAGCAACGCATATGCAGGCACTCCTTCCAATTCGATTGCGTACTGGAAGGGTCTGGTCAACAGTGTTGAGAAGCGGTATCCGATCACTGGTGTCCGCGTCATGGCGCTTGTCTCGACTCAACCTTGGGGGATCACGAACCTGACGTTCGGCAACGCTCAAGGTGGGTTCAACGGCATCTTCTTCAAGAACATGTACGTCAACCCTGTGAGCACGGAGGTTGCTCCGGCAGTTATTGTTACCGGTCAGAGCGGCGCAGGAGGAGGAGGCGTCTGGGGGTTGTCAGACTGCGTGTTCGAGTCGTCCGATCCAACGACATACGGCGGATGGGGAGTGAAGTGGCACATTCGAGGGCAGTCGCCGACGACAAGCGATATCCGTCGATGCACGTTCTCTCCGTCGAACGAGCACGCGCGCTACATGGACAGCGACGGCGAGATCAATCCATCCGATACGTTCTTCATCGACTGCTCGCATGCCGGTACGTCACCTGACGGACTCAAGACGTTCAGCCAGCGCGCGTTCACTCAGGTTGATGCTCGCGGCGACCTGTCGCAACACAGTGCGACTGGTCCAGGGTATCCGCCGGGGCGCGGGACGTTGAATATCCTTCGATGTACAGGCCGCGCAGGTAACAGTGCAGGCTGCGTGTCGATCTGGGGTTTCTTCGGTGTTGTGCGCGTGGACACGTTCACTCACAACGAGATTCCCAATGCGCAAGGAGGACAGACCGATCAGGCTTTCGTGATTCAGGACGATACGAATGAGAAAGGTATGTGGCTCAACGAGAACGGCTACTCATGCCAGGAGTTCTACGTTACAAACTACATCTCGAACGTCACGAACAACCATTCTGAGTTCGCCAAATTCCGAAGCGTTCAGACGATCACGATTGATACGTTCACGTTCAACAACCCGAACAACAAGCAGCTTTTCGACTTCTGGGAAACCGGCGCGTTCGACAACGGGTTGGTTCAGTTCACCGGCGCAGGTGCAGGAACCGATGCGCTCTACAACTACTCGCACTGGCCTCCTACTACGCAGGTCAATTTGACCAATCGGATCACTCACACCAATGTTGGCCTTGCGACTCCAGCCGAGTTCCAAGAGCTTCAAGACGGCAAGCAGTACACCGTCATCAACTAATGTCAACACGTCTCATCGCCAAGCGCATCCAAGTCTGGGAGGGCGAGCCGGTCATTATGGTCGCCCGCGTCGAGTCGGCAGGTGGCACGCCGCTGCTCGCGGCCCAGGTAACGTCGGTCAACATCGACGTGTTCGACATGACATCGGCAACGCAGGCGACGGAGGTTTACTCGCAAGGACCAGTAGATCCGACGACTGTGTACTTCGACACGCTCCAGCACGACGACGCCGAGAACCTGCTCGGCGACTCTGGTGGCTACAACTTCCGCTACGTCCTCAGTCCTTCTGACTACGCGCTGCAAGGAGCCAAGACGTATCGCATCCAGATCGTGTCCTTGATCGGGTCAGGCAACAACGTGCAGGTCTACGACGTGGTGGTCGGCGAACTACTGTGATCTCCTCCCCCGAAGTCGAACAGAAGGTCTACCGCCCGCGTGGTGCGGCGTGGGAGCTGTTCTACAAGTACAAGATTGAGGAGTACGACGAGGTACTGTTCGAGGGAGTCGCTGGCGGTGGCAAGTCGCTCGCGTACGCGATGTTCATTCACCGCGCGTGCCTGATGTACCCCGGCATCCAAGTGCTCATGGTGCGCAAGTACCGCGACACGATGAGCGAGTCGTGCATGAAGACCTACGAGGAAGAGGTCTTGAAACACCACATGCCCGAGGTATGCGAAGGACGCGACCGGACGCAGCGGGCGTTCTATCAGTACCCGTACGTCGTCGGCCATGCGAATGCGTCGCGCGTCGTGTGCGTCGGGATCACGGACGAGGAGAAGATCAAATCGACCGCATGGGATCTCGTGTGGCTCAACGAAGGCACCGAGGTCACGGTCGCAGCGTACGAGACGCTGTTCAGTCGATTGCGTCCCGGCGGCGCTCGGGTGAGTCCGTACAGTTGCATGTTGATCGACTGCAACCCGTCGTACGCGGGCCACTTCCTGAACCAACGGTTCATGCCGGAAACGAAGTCGGAGAAGACGACGCGCCCGATCAAGCGGCTGCGGCTCATCACTAAGCACACCGACAACCCGACGTACTGGAACGAAGAGAAGGGTGAGTGGACCGAGGACGGCGCGCGGTACATGGCGAAGCTCGACGCCAACACCGGAGCACGGCGCGAGCGGCTGTATCTCGGCAAGTGGTGTACGGAGGAGGGACTCGTGTACGACGAGTTCGATCCGAGTTATCACGTCATCCGCCGCGCCGACTTGCCGACGATCGAATATTACTTCGGCTCGGTTGACTGGGGGTTCCGCAACGCTGGTGTCATCCAGATGTGGGGCGTCGATGCGCGCGGGGCGATGTACCTCGTGCACGAGACGTACCGCACCCAGCAGACGATCGACTTCTGGGCCGAAGAAGCGGTCAAGCTATACGCCGAGTTCCGTCCAGTCGCGTACGTCTGCGACCCTGCGCGAGCTGACTTGCGCGTGCAGTTCAACGATCGGCTCTCTCGGTTCAAGGGCGGCAAGGTGTCGCGCATCGCCATCGAGGCGAACAACGACCACGAGGGCGGTATCCAAGAGATGAAGTCCGCGCTTACTCGTGATCGGCACTCGGAGAAGTGCGGGTCGGAGTGTTTCCGCGAGGACCGGCATGGCAAGGCGAAGATGTACTTCGTCGATGACGCGCTCCGCAACGGACGCGACCCGCTGCTCAGTGCCGAGCGTGGTCATTCTGTCTGCACGGTCGATGAGATCCAGAACCTTGTGTGGCTCAAGACCGCCGACGGTCGCCCGATCAAGGAGAAGTGGGACGACTCGATCCCGCACGACGGACTCGACGCGGCGCGGTATGCGGCGATGTTCAACTTCAAACGCAACGCGCCGAAGCGCAAGAACAAGAACCCGTACCCTCCCGGTACGGTCGGGCACCGTATGTGGGCTTCGGGCACCCGCATCGCCCAAATGGGTTGATAACAAAAACGAACACATGGCAATCGACACCAGACCGCAGAACCTCCTCGAAGAGTGCGAGTACGCCGAACGCGAGCGCGACAGTAAGCTGCGCGGCGTAGACGAGTCTCTTGCGCGTCGCGTCGGCCCCGACCGCGCCGTCAAGACTGGTACGTCGCCTGCGCCTGAGAACGTCGAGCACGAGTTCATGACGTACCTCGACTCGATGCTGGCGTTCGACCGCCCGATCGTGTCGCTAGAGTCGCCGATGGTGTCCAAGCAGGACGAGGTACTCGCACTCGAAGTCGCCATGAACCGCTGGATCAAGGCGACGAAAGTGCGCCAGCCGCTCATGCAGGGCGTACAGGACTATGCCGTCGCGTGGGCGGTGTTCGTCACGTCAGAGCGTCCCGCGCCCGAGCTTGGCGAGGCTGAGTTCAAAAACAGCAACGGCTCGACGCGCAGGGGCATCCCGAACCGACCGTACATCAAGCGGCTGTCGTTCCGCCATGCGTTCCGCGATCCGTTGGCTACGTCGCCGTGGGACATGCGCTACGCGGGCCACATCGAGGTGCTCGACAAGGACGACCTGATCCGACGCGCCAAGGAAGATCCCGAAGGCGGCTGGAACATGGACATCATCCAGACGCTCCCGGTGGACACCGACTTGCAAAAGGTCGGTCGGCCTCAGTCGCCGGGAAACCCGACGCGCAACGAGGTCGTGATCCGCGAGATGTGGGTCGCCGACGCCGAGATCGATTGGGAGAAGGAACTGCCCGACGAAGATGAGAAGGAACGCGACTTGTACCACGGCAAGGTGTTCACGCTCGCCATGACGATCAGTGGCGACCGTCAGACTCAGGGGCAGATCATCCGTGAGCGACCGTTCTTCGGGCCGCGTTGGGGGCCGTACACGTTCATCGGCGCGCACGTCGTCTGTGACGATCCGTTCTTCCTGTCTCCGATCCAGCCGATCCGCAGCGCGATCAGCCGCCTCAACCGCCTGAACGACGTGGCCGACAACGCGGCTGCGAACTACAAGCGGCTCATCCTCGTCAACGATCTGGTCGAGGACTTGGCGCAGAAGATCAAGAATGGGAAGCATGACCACGTGTTCGAGGTGCCCGGATACGAAGGCAGGGCAGCCGAGGCGTTCGAGATCGCTGGCGTCACGAACCAGATGATGCTCCACCTCCAGACCGCCAAGGAGAAGGTCGATCGCGGGCTGGGCATGGGCGACGTGCAGCGCGGCGCGGTGACCGGCGAGGGGTCCGCCACGGAGACGGCGCTCGCGTCCGAGGCGTCCGGGGCGCGTATGGCGTGCTTGGAGCGAAACTGGCGCGATGGGGTGTCCCAGCTCTTGATGACCCCGGCGTGGTACTTCTGCCACGACCGAGGCGTCGCGCAGCCCATCTCGATCGAAGAGGCCATGCGGATCGGCATGGACACGTCGAAGCTCCAGCAGCGCGATGAGGACGGCGAGCCGATGTTGGACCCGATGGGTGAGCCGGTCATCGCCCAGCCGTACGTGTTCGGTGGGACCGAGGACTACGACTGGTTCGACTCGCTCGACCTTGAAATCCAGGCGTACTCGATGCGCCGGAAGTCGGAGTCCGTGGCTTTGGCCCAGATGACGTTCATCCAGAACTACACGATCACGATTGCCCCCCTGATTGTCCAGATGCCCTACATCCAGTGGGACTTGTGGCACCGGCTCGCCGCCGAGCTGACTGGGATCCAAGAGATGCGGGTCATGGCGAACCTCCAAGTTGCCGCGATCATGGCCCAGAGCGAGGCGCTGGCCATGTTTGCCGAACGTCAGGCGCAGGACGACGGGACGGTTTCCGGTCCACAGAAGTCCAGCGGAGGCGGTGGCCCGCAGGCGACTCCGGCCCCGGCAAAACCGATGCAGTCGGCGACCCAAGCGACCGGCGGGACCGCGAACGCTGCGAAACCGAAGGCTACCCCCTTGCCGGGACGCTCCGCCGGGGGCAGTCTAGGCAACAAGGCAGCCGCCTCCGTGGGGGCCGCCTAACATGGCTGTCTACCAGTTCCGATCCAAAGACGGGTGGTTCATCGAGCGCGAGTACGCTGCGATCGACGTGCCCGACTCGATCGTCGATGACGGCGTGATGTACTTCGCTCAGTTCGGACCCACTCCGGGGCAAGGCGTTCCGAGTCAGATCAATCGTCACGAGCGCCACATCGCCTACACCTTGCCGCGTCGTTGGCAGGACAAAGACCTCGCCCGGATGTGGGGGAAGTGGGACGAGCGCGGACACGTTGTTTGCGAAGGGAAGCGAGACAGGGTAGAACTACAGGCGAGATTGAGGGCCAGTTCCAACCCGCTGCACCACCAGTACGTTTGGGACCAAGGCCATGACCAACTCTGAAATGGACGCGAACTACTCCAAGCCTGAACCCCCGCCGGTTGTGTTAGAGCCTGACGCCTCTACCACAGGTGCCGCTCCGACACCGGAGCGCACTCGCGGGGCTGACGGTCGATGGACGACTCCGAAGGCTGCCGAAGAGCAGAAGACCGCGAAGGAGCAGGAGTGGTTCGACAAGATGCGAGCCGGGATGAAGGAGAACCTCCTCCCCGGAGTCGAGCAAGCGCAGGCGGCGAAAGCAAAAGCAGACGCGCCTGAGCAGGCAAACGGATCGGAAGCGGAGAGCGTGGACAAGGAAGCCCTTGCGGCTGCTTTGCTCAACGCGAAACGATTGAAGATCCCAGCGAAGGCGCTCGATGCGATGTCGCCGACCGAGCTTGTCCAAGCAGGACAGGATTGGAAGGCGCAGATCGCGGAGAGCGGCAAGCTGTCTCAGAAATTCGGCGAATTAGAAAAGCAGATCGAGGCCATTAGGTCTGGCAAGGTTGCGGCGTCGGGAACACCCGACCAACCCGCGAAGGATCTTGCCGCTTACGTGCAACCCTTAGTCGCAGACTACGACGAATCGACGAAGAACCTCATTGGTGGACTCGCCAAGGAAGTTGACTTGCGTATCCAAGTGATCCAACGCGCCGCTGACGAGCGTGTTGCAAAACTTGAGGAAAGTCTGGGGAAGCTCCAGACCGCGAGTGGACTGACCGTTGCCGAGGGCATCCGTGCCGAGCTGAAAGGGGCGTACCCGCAGCTCGGGAAAGCAGACGCATGGAATTCCGTTCTCGCACGTGCCGACGTGCTTGCAAGGTTGCCCGAGTATCAGGGCAACCCAAGGCAGGCCATCGAACACGCAGTCAGAATTGAGATCGGTTCACCCCAGGCGTCCGCGAATGTTCCCGAATCGAACCGTGGCAAGCGCAACGGCGTTGCTTCGACCACCTCACAGGCCCCGAGGGGAAGATCCGACTCGCAAGAGGACCGGGATCGCGCGGTGTACAACCGCATCTTCAACCTGACTTGAGGTAGTCGATCACGTCGCCGCTTGTTCACTCCCAATGTGAACAAGGACGAACATGACGATTACAAGCACCTATGCCAGCTTCGTGCTGGACACTGGCCCGAACCTGATGACGGGGCCGGGGGCTCGACACGCAGCCGTGTCGCGCCTCAACTACGAGACGCAAGGCTTCCTGGCGCGCGGCAAACCGATGTCGCGCGTCGTCAAGGGCGGTCAGTACCTCACTGACCAACTTCTGCTGTCGCTGACTCCGCGTGCGGAGAACATCGGCATCCTCGACTCGACGACTCCGGCGATCACCGAAACGGGCGTCATGGCGAGCGCGTACTGGCGAATCATGCGCACCCACATCGCGTGGGACGAGCGCATTCGCGCCCTCAACGCTGGTGGGTCTGTTGGAACCGATGGCGGTTTCCAGACCTACAAGACGATGAAGGACAACGACTACCAGGAAATGAACATCGACCTTGCCAACAAGATCGACGACAACCTGTGGGCGCAGCCGATCTCGGCTGACATGGAAGGCGCGTCGGGCAAAAACCCGTACTCGATTCCGGCTCTCGTCAACGAGTTCACGAACGGTCTTCCCAACACGACTGCCACCGGCACGACCGCGTGGACGATCTTGAAGGGCATGACCGCCGCGACCACGACCGGGTTCTCGAACTACGCGCCGCAACGGTTCTCGTACAACAACGTGAACGTCGCGTCGCCGTCGAACCTGATCGCGGCGTTCGACCTCGCGTACGAGAAGCTGAACTTCAAGGCTCCTCCGACCAACAAGCAGTACTTCGACGACAACAGTGGCCTTCTGCCCGCGCAGATGTTCATTGCCTGCTCGCCAGAAGGCACGGTGAAGCTCAAGCAGCTCTGCCGCAACTCGCAGGACCGTTGGGACACCCCCAGCGACGCCTACGGTGGTCGCCCGACGTACGCTGGTGTTCCTGTCGTGTCTGTCGCGCTGCTCACCACGGCGTCGATCTACCCGACCGGCACGAGCGGTGCGTACGGCTCGGAAACCAGCACGTCGAACACGAACGCTGGTCCGCGATACTTCCTCATCAACTCGAACGATCTCGACTTGGTGGTGAAGGAGGACTGGTTCATGCGCCCGAGCGATCCGCAGTCGCAGTACGGCAACCCGAACCGCATCGCAATCTTCTTCGAGACCATGAGCAACCTGTGGGCGCGCAAGCGTCGGACTCACGGGATCGTTTACCCGACCGCAAACATCCCGTGATCGGGAAAGGAAACTGAACAGATGGAACTTCAAGATGTGATGGGACCGGGCTATGGCCCGTTCCCGAAAGACACCTTCGGTGTCGTTGTCAACAACACAGGCACTACGCTTGCGCTTGGCGATCTCATCATGCTTGACATGAACAACGCGGCCAATACCTCGTTGATTCCTGGCAACATCCTGAGTCCGCTTTCGCTGGCTGTGCTTCCGAACGTCATCGGCGTCGGCGGATTGAGTGGCACCACCACCGTCAGCGGACACTGGTTCGGGATCGTCGTTGACTTGCTCGGTGGAGCAGGTGCCGCATCAACCGGCGTCAAGGTCCAGTTCCAAGGTATCGTCAAGAAGGCGAGTTTGACCTCGACTGCTGCTACGATCGGACTCGACCTCGTTGGCACGACTGCCGTGAAAACGCTTTCGGCTGGTGTGTCAGCAGGAAAGAAGGTTCTTGGAAAAGTCTGGGAACCCAACGGAGGCGTTGCTGGTAACTACCAGATCATCTTCGATGGCATCAATGGCCTCGGAGTCAACCCGCTGTTGAGCTAATCGGAGGTCCACATGAACTTCCGACTAGCAAGTGAAGGCGAAGCTCTGGTACTCGCTGATGAGCAGTACCCTGGCATCGTCAGGGGCATCGACTGTCAGTTGAAGAACGGCACAGGAGGCGCGCTCGTCAAGGGTGACCTCGTGATGCTGGACAAGTCTTCGGCTGGCGTCAGCGCAACGACTGGCGAGTACACGCAAGTGATCGCGCCGACCGTGGCGGGGAACTTGGCTGCTGCTGGGTTCTTCCACTTGGTCGCACAAGAGGCCATCGCATCCGGCGCGTCCGGTCGGTTCCGCCTCTTCGGCGACACGATCCTCAACCTCGCCACCAGTTCCGCGACGATTGGTTCCAAGATCGGAACCAACGGCACGGCGCTGACTGGCGAAGTGACGGCGATCGTGACGCTGACCAAGGTGATCGGGATGACGAAGATTGCGACCACGACTGGTCGTGTCCGCGTCTTCTTCGACGGTCGCCCTCCCGGCCTCGCCATCGCTCCGTGATTTGAAACGCCCCGGCTCGCCTCACAGCGGGCTGGGGCTACTCATACACCATGGCAATCACCGTCACACAGTGCGAGCAATGGATCCGGTTGACCCTCGGTGGTCGGCCCGATGCCGTTCTGAACACGCTCGAACTCGTCAACCTTGCCGGGTCGCATTTCTGCGGCATGAGCAAGTGGCGATTCTTGATGCGGAAGTTCTCCCTGCGCGACACGGTTGCCTCGCAATCTTACGTTACGACTCCAGACGACTTCGGCGGCGTCATCACGCTCGCAGGTGTTGGCGCGAACGCCTACTACACCGAGAGCGACTACGCGACGATCGCAACGCTCCAGAACGGTACGACGACATCCGGTGTGACCGGCAATCCGTACATGTACGCGATCGTCGATACCACGCCGTCGGGTAGTACCGCGTCGGTGCGGCACTTGGAACTGTTCCCGGTGCCAAGTACGACGACGACTGGAGCTATGGCGCTCGTATACCGCGCGAAGTGGGCCGATCTGACTTCGGACAGCGACTACATCCTGTTCCCCGACTACACGAAGGCTCTGTTCGTGCGCGTCCTGATGGCGTTCGCACGCGGGCTGCAACGTGAGGAGCAGGGGTCGCTGTCGCAGCGGCTCGCTGAACTGCAAACGTCGCCCGAGTTCCTGTCTGCCGTGCGCCAAGACCGCGCGATGCAGTCAGACCTCGGCGAGATCGAAGGGTCCGTGCAGGACTATCCGATTGACCGTGGGCGCATCATCTTCTCAGGCACCATTACAGGACCGTAGACATGTCGTTCCCCGCATACCCGATCAACCAGACCTACCAACTCTGTGTGTCTTCAGGATTGATGACGGGCATTGCCGTCTGGAACGGAACGACCAACGGGCAGGTCGCAGCGTTCCGATGGACGAGCACCACGAAGTCGTGCCTCGTGCACCGAGTCGCAATGACGTGGCGCACGACGACAGGCTTCACGGCTGCGCAAGAAGTCGGATTTGGGATGTGGATTATCCGTGGATACACGGCACCTCATTCCGGTATTGGTACATCTGGTGCTATCTCGAAGCGTTGGGGGGCTGCTGCTGCTACGGTTGCTGGTGGAATCAACATCTCTGATACAGCACAACTCACGGCAGGTACATTCACGCTTCCTACAGCTAATGACTGTATTCTTCAAGGCTGGTGCGCTGAGCTTGCGACCGGCGCTGCTGTTCCTAAAAACGGCTTCTCTGTCGAGCGGTGCTTCAATAGGGACTCAGGCGTTCCTGTTCGCCTCGAAGCCAACGAAGGATTGATGGTCCAGAACTTGATCGCCATGGGTGCCGGTGGCGTTGGGCGGCTTGTTGTCGAGATCGAATACTCCGAAGTGTCCTCGACGCTGTAGCGATGAAGCTCCGCCTCCCCATCCGAGGCGTCGCCGACATCCTGCCGGACAGCCAGCAGACGAGCGAGACGACGCGAGACATCCTGAACATGCGCGGCGAAGATCCGCGTACGAAGCAGATCCGTCTCGCGTCCCGTTGCGGACTCATCAAGTACCTCGACGACCAAGCGAACGGCGCGTATGCGATCCGCGCGCTTCGTCCGCTGACGTTTCCGCGCAAGAACATCGTCTACACCGACAAGGTGAGTAGCGGTACGTCGCCTCTTGGCACGTCTGACGTTAGCCACAGCATCCGAACCGCGTCGGCTCTGCCCGTGACGAACATCGACACGGACAAGCAAGGCAACGTCTACGCTATCGACGGGCTCGCTGCGATCGAGAAGCGCAACAGCCTGCTCGAACTCCAGTGGACCCAGGCGCTTCCGGTCAGACAAGAGACGGCTTCGGTGCGAGCGTTGCGCGTCGCGTCGATGTCGGGTCTTGTCGATGCGGACAGCGAGGTCGTGTTCGCAGGAGTCAGTGCAGGTGGCATCCAGAAGGACGCACTCCTGTGGGGATACAAGCAGATCAGCACGCGAGATGAAGAGGGCAAGGTCGAGACGAAGACAGAAAAACTCTTTGAACTTGAACCGCTCGCGTACACCGAGACGATCCGTGTCCGAAATGGGCTCATGTACTGCGCTCAGAACGAGCCCGACAAGGGGCAGGCTTGGGTGCGCGTGTACTTCGGTCTGACGACACCGCATCCCGAGATCGCGTTCGAGTTCGAGGTGCCCTACCCGGTCAACGGGATGGACGTGCGCGATAAGGACGGCGCGATCCTGACCTGCCACCCGCAGAACCTCACGCGAGGACGCGACCCGCGCAACACGGCGTACACCGCCCGCGACTTGGCCCGCGAGTGGAAGATCACCGACCTGACCGACTACGACACGCGGATCTGGTGCGACTTCAACGCGGCGACTATCGGCGCGGCTCTTGACCTAGCCGACGGCGATCCGGTTGACTTGTGGCCGGACGACGGGTCTGGGTTCCGCGCCGTGTCGCAGACGGAACTCATCGAGCAGCCTACCTACGTCAAGAACGGCATCGGCGGGCGACCTGCGATCCGGTTCAGTGCAGCCGCTACCAACCCGACCACTGGCGCGTCGCTCGGGTTGAAGCCGAATCTTGAAAGCGGCTCGAATGCATCTACCGCGCCGCAGTTCGATGACCAGCAGCGTACGGTGATCCCGGCGTTCACTAGCTCCAAGTACGCGCTGTTCATGGTCGTTCGTTTGCCTGCCGAGGCTGCGGTCAGACCGATCCTGTTCCAAGACAACCAGAACACGGGCGGCTCGTACAACGGTGCAGACTCGATCCTCGCCAACAAGACGACTGCGATCGGAGCGGCCGGTACGCCGAACTCTGGGCCGTTCTCGGGCAAGATCGGATGGTTCACGATGTGCGACGATACCGTGGGCCAAGCCGCAGC